CGTGATTTGGCACGCAAGTCAGACAGCAAATGTATGTGGAGAGTGAGAGTGGCAGAGAATAATGATCCGCTCTATGAATGTTTGTATCATAATGTTGAAGTTCCTTTTGAAGAAGGTAAGATTCCTATTCATACAGTAACTGTTTGCGGAAACGTCATATCCAATTCTTCTTTGGTCATACCGTTTAGCTTACCCAGTTTCTTTTGGAGAAACCTTCTATTGTTCTCCGGGTCTTGTAACGCAATACCTGCAAACACCCCAAATTGCTGTTGGTCACGCTGTCGTTTGGCTTCTGAAATAACCTTTGATTCAATCTTTACGTCAGGATCAACATCAGAAACAATGTTTTCTTTTAACAATGGCCTCCATATCGGCGCCATAGCGCCGGCAATACGGACAACCTTTTCATCAATCTTATCCTTGAAAAACAATTTATACTGTTTATACCACTGTCGCCAAAAGGCCTGCTCACTCCAACCAAACACTTTCGCACTCATCGAGTACCGTGTATCGACTTTTGATGATACCAGCCGCAACTCGCCCAGTGTTCTTTCGGTCTGTGGCTGTACGCCCTGTTGAATTTCAGGGGTAGCGGTAGCTCGCTGTGAAGCAGCGTCAAGCAATTCAAGTATAACATTAACACTCTGATGCAAGGCCGGATTCTTTTGTAACACTTGAATAGCATTATCCACACGGCCGTCAACTGCTATAAACTTATCGTGCCTCCAGTTCAGGTCATTCTTATTTTTAATGCGTGTCTGGTCAAACAAGTATTGGGGCAACGCTTCGCTCTTAGCGGACTTCACACCCAAATTCATCAGTATTGCTCTTGCACGCTGTTTATCTTCAGTAAGGTCAGGAATAGAAACACCATCCCAGTCATTACTCATCGGATAGAGTGTTCGGTCTAAAACTGGCCACCTTATACCGTATCGAAGTTTTACAAGACGAACCAAAGAGCTTCTTCGATTGCCTATACTAATCAAATACTTTTCGCCCTTTATTGTTGTGAACCAGTTGAGTAACCTAAACTCGTAGTTATTATATTTTCCCAATGATTCCTCTTTTGCTGAACTTTGAGTATTACCCTGTGCTATTGCTCGCGCATCCCTAGCATCATCCATAAGCGACCGAACCTCTTTGTCTTTTTTTAGAGAAGCTAAATTGAAGTATCCGGACAGTTTCTTCAATTCATAGTAAGTAGCGCCCACTTCCCAACCTCCAAAACGCATAGCGCCACGACCCCTGCGATCACCATTAACGCTCTTTGCTCTTGGGTCACGAATAAATGTTACAGCATCCATCAACTCTGGTGATGGCGCCATTACGCCCGGAGTACGATCAAAGTCCATCATTAAAACCAATCCTCTGCCAAAAAACTCTGCATCCCAATTCCAGAAGTAATCCAGTTCGTTCTTGCCCATTACATCGTAATCAAACGTGGACAGGGCATTTAAGTTGTCCTCTACATCCTCATCCCCCTCACCGCCTCGACCCTCCCAAGTAGCCATAAGACGGTCATCGTAGAGTGCTGCGTGTATAGTATTAAAAATTGTGAACATCAACGGATCGCCAATATCCGATGAGTTCCTGCGCTGATTATTATAAAGTTTCAAACGTGCAAGGGATATGGCTCGCTTTGCTTCATTAAAAGCAAAAGCCATATCATACTCCTCGTTTACCTGATTGATGATACTTTTTTGTAAATCTACCGGTATTGTTTCTAGTACAATATTTTCACCCTTAACTGTTTCTCTTTCAATATCCTTGTAACTTTCTTGCAGTTTTTTGAAAGCTGATATTGTTTTAGCCATTTTTCTTATTTCGAATCACTGTGCGACGTTTGGGTAGTCAACAGTTACTGTATGAATAGGAATCTTACCTTCTTCAAAAGGAACTTCAACATTATGATACAAACATTCATAGAGCGGATCATTATTCTCTGCCACTCTCACTCTCCACATACATTTGCTGTCTGACTTGCGTGCCAAATCACGCTTAGTTTTCATCTTTTTTAATATATCAATACTGTCCATAGCACCGGACAACATTGAATGTTCTGCACCCTCTAAATCAGCAAGTGTATAAAGTGGTAATCCGAACAAAGCATTTGCTATCTTCTTATGCGCCAACGGTTTTATAACAACGTGCTGTTGGAATATCTCATTACGCCACGAAAACAAGTATTGAAATATGTTATCGAAGTGCATTATATAAATCTGCGTGCCCTCGTACCCCATTTGTCTTAGACAATGAACTCTCATAATTTACCCCTGTCCAACGCCTCGCCCTGATACTCCCCAAACTCCTTGTCTGACATCTCATCGATAGTCTTGGGCTTTAGATATTTGTAAGCTGTCAAATCAAATGTAGCTTTTACAGGATGATCCATCCTATCTTCTTTTTCAGTCAAACGAACATCAACAATTAACCTATAATGCTTTCCAACAGGCCAACCCTTGATCTCCGGCATCTGCTTTTCACTTACTCGGAAATCAGGTGGATACGGTGGTATCCCTTCGTTAGATGGAACAGGCACATCAAAACCTTCTCTTGGCTTACTTACCTTTATCTTTTTTAGTTTTACCGGCATATTTCTTGATTCTTATTATAGCACGAATCCAAACTGATACCAACTTTGACCATAAGCGCTTTATCAATGGCCTCTGATGCCTCTCACCCCTGCGATGATTCGACTCCTGTGCCTTTGTTTCTTTGTAGTGACTTTCTGCTTGTGCTAAATCAGGACTCCACAGTGCGTGTCCTCTGCCTACCTTGTGACGTGCCTTGTCTTTTGCTAACTTCTTAACGTGCCTTTTATGCCACCTCGCATTACGCTTCGGTTGTGGTAATCCTTTTAGTGTCATACAATATCATCTACTTTACAACAAACCAATCTACTGCCAACATATCTGTCTGTGATGCCAACCACGGAACTAAATCACCTTGAACGGTCTTAATAAAAATGTACGGTAAAGTCATCTTGCTATGCTCGTCTGGGGTCTGTAATTCAAGATGTTGGTCTTTACCATTCCATCCTTCTCTTGATACTTTATTGCCTTGCTTCAAAGCAATAAGAGCATCCCCAAAATATAATTTATCATTCATATATCTTTTAGTTTATGAATTAATTGGTTGCGGGGGCAGGAATCGAACCTGCAACATCGAGGTTATGAATCTCGCACTCTACCGTTGAGCTACCCCGCTATGATTTTTAACAAATATCTGCTACCAATCCAGCGTAACCTATTGGATCGCTTCTAGTGTTTCTGTGTCCTCTAGTATTTCAGGAGGGCTAGTAGCAAATATTTATTAGAAAAGAGCGAAGCGTAAGATGATACAGTAGGGTAGGGTCTGGGAGGGGTCTTACGCTTCGCGTGGTTGTACGCCACCTAAAGAACTATTCGTCCATTGGGATTGCTGTTTTTTCAATCTCTGTGATACTGGAAAAACAACGAGCACAATAAACGAATCTTGTCGTTTTCTCTTCTTCTGTTTCTTCAGGGCTTTTTTGATCTACTCCTATAAGAAAATGACACGCACGACACTTCAAAACAACTAAGTTCGAGTCTAAAAAATCGTGCATTGCGTTACCTCACTTCTCGGAATTTACCTCCACTCTGTTGGCTAACGGCTGATAAATACTCACGTCCCTGTTGAGCAAGCATTGTGGCTATTTTCCCTTCACCATATCTGATAAACACTGTGTCTATCGGTATCCTTGTTGGGTTGTTCTTCTTGATTTCACTAAGTGAAACTTCTGGGTCTTCGCTAGTAGTGCCGTCGGCAACAAGGATAACTCGCTTTCTCTTTCTTACGGAATTGCGAAGTTGCTTCAAGGCAGTTATTACCGCAGGAGAGATGTGTGTATTTTGTCCCAACTTCTGTGTTTGAACAAAACTTGAAGCGGATGACTTGTTGGCAACTACGCTTACCAGACTTGTGCGCCATTGAATCACCAAATCGTGAAAGACTATGACGTTCAGATACGCCTCTTGGAGTTCGTAAATAGCCCTTTTAGTTTCCTTGCGAAGCGTCTCAATATTACTGCCGTTTCGCATACTGCCACTAAAGTCAAGAACAAACACAACTGCGCCAACTTCGTACAAGCTACCATAATATGTGATAAGCTCGGGCGCATCTTCATCTTCGTCATTGTTCAGAAATCCTCCATTTACAGGCATATCCAGATTTTCTGGAATATCTTGGGGATCATATAAAGCCGCTACAATAGCCGTCAAGGCAATACCAGCAAACAGGTACTTCATAACAAAACCTCATATATCACAATCCCTTTCTACTCTTGTAAAAGAACGCTATAACAATTCCTTCAAAATTTATTTAATCTTGCAAAATCACCATACAACTCTATTGCTTTACTATTATAAGCAACAGCAGCTTCTACTTTATTTTTAAAATATCCAATATGTTTTTTAATACCATTAACACTAATTTGTACACGCCACGGTTTCTTAGGATTTTTTGGAAAAAATATTACGCCTTTATATCCTGAAGTATTATTTTTCCCTACTTTACGATTTCTACTATTCTCAATTTTTGTACACAGTCTTAAATTTGAACGTCTATTATCAAGTCTATTTCCATTTATATGGTCAACACATAATTCATTTCTCCCTTCAATCAAAAAATGTTGCATTTTAATAATTCCATTTCTTGTGGTTCTTACGGCATATCCATTGACATCACATCTCCATCTATGCTTCATTAAAATCTCATAATCTTTATTGTCTACTAATGTTCTTTGGCCTTTTGTTATATTAATTTCTTTCATACATTTATACTTCCCCATAAAGAAACAAACTTCCACTTTAGTATACTTTCAAACAAAGATGTAAACTAACTTTTCATACCTCCCCCTATACACCCAATATATTAATTATAATGGGCTTGTATTTGCTATACGTCCATTTCATACCTCCCCCTGCCCATACGGCCATTTCTGAATGGTATGAGCGTGTATGCAGGAGGAACTATCATAACTTCGGTGGCTTATCATAAGGATCAAGATCTGCCAGTTCTTCTTCGTATGTCTTTGACCGATACCCGCGACTTACTGGTTGATATGGTACAAATGCCGGTTCGTGCAGTAGCAAACGGTGAAAGTTCTCAACCTGATGGTCATTCACATCCTTTGGTCTGCCGCTTGGCTGCTTGTCATCTTTGCTCGAACCTTTGAACTCATTCCACACATATTCGTCTAGCTGTTTTATAAAAATCCCACAAGTGTCAAAAATATAAACTTCCGGTGCCCTTACCATTTTACCCTCTACAAGAGTATAGTTCAAGGCATCATTTGTCCGCTTGATGCCGGCCATCAAGTTTTTACTGCCCTTGATATACACTTCACCTAAATCAAACAACTGTGAACCAACACTCTTTTCCTTGCGGTGCTGATCGTCAACGTATGCTGCCGGGTCAATGATGCGGTCTTGCATTCGATACTTCATCAAGGTTTCAAATGCCTTCATCCTCTCGTACAACACCTTTACCAAACCCTCGCTAATAACTTCACCTGTGATATACTTCGTGCCCTTGCTGTCCACGCTCATATACAGAACGTGGTCTGGTACTCTCGGATGAGGATCAACCGCTTTGTAAGTTGTATAGAGCTTCTCGTTAATTGGAAATGGAGGTATGACGTGAATCTTACGCCGAAACCCCTTATGCACACGGCCTATCAGATGACCAAACTTGCCGAACACTCTCGCTTCTCGCTCATCTTCGGGAAAGGCATCAGCCATTCTCTTGATGTGAATGTGTTCCATAATGCCCCTGACGCCGTGTACAATGCAATTATCCTCCATCTCTGCCTCAACGTAATTGGCTAGTTCACCTAAGTTCTCATCAAGCCAATCTTTTATCCAAGCGGAGTAAGACAGGGGGGTCAATGTCCAAAACATAATCATTCCCATTCGTCCACGTGCTATCGTGGCTAGAAACTTATCTTTAGGCATTGGCTCGTCTATCCAAACAAATGAAAGGTCAACTGATTCAAACTCTTTAGTATCCTGCTCATTACTCATCAAATCAATTTCCCACCCGGTTGATGTGATAATCTTACTAACGTAATTCTTTCCTTGCTTTGCAGTTTCGTATGGCGCGTCTGGTATCTTTGCAGCGTCATTGGTAGGAAACCATTTTTGCATTTCAGGTATAATCTTTTCTTTTATAGTTGTTGGGTCTGAAATAATACGGCCACGTTTAATTGAGTATGGCCACTTCTGAAACAACGGGTGGTCAAAGTATTCATTCTGTACCCCATAACAGATATTTGCCATTAGATTCACTCCGGTTGCAGTCTTTGATGTACTGTTGGCCCCGATAAAAAAATTAACAAAGTGCTGATCCGAACCAACCATTTCAATAAACTCGGCTGCTTTGCCATTTGGAAAATAACTTCTACAAAAATTATTTGCTTCTTCCTCCTGTCTTGCGTCGTCTAATTCCAAGTAGTCCAACAGTTCTTCTTGCGACTTCTTCAGCAAGCTGTTCTTTATTGAGGTCACTATACTTTCTCTTGTCCGTGATTTCGATTCCATTTGAATAAATCTTCTTAGCTCGATATGCTTTATCAAGTCCAGAACTCTTTGCTCGCCAGTCTTTATGTTTTAACAATATGAGATTTACCTTTGCCAATAATTCATTTGGTAACATCAAATCAGAAACCTTCTTCCAACTCTTTGTGTCTTTTATCTGTCCACTCTTTGCGTAACTTGGAGAATAATTTAACTTCTCTAGCCCTTCTGCCTCTGTTCTAGATTTTCCTAGACTTTTAATAGCACGAATATGACGAGGCCGAATACCCTTTGTTAATATGGCTTCCTTTTTTTTTTAGGTTTCTTCTTCTCCATATAGTATTTAGTTAACTTTTTCGTAAGTCTTTTCAAATATATCTGGTTTGCAAGGGTAAATTTCACCGCTCACGCCTTTGATAATCCAATCGCCTTTTCTTGCCGTCATATCTCCCTCTAAAGTGTGAATTACTAAATTGTCTTTATTAATGTCTTTTTGGAATTTTCTTTCTACACCCAACATCTTAACTTCTATTAAATTATCACCATTCCACTGAACAGCTTCAATTACTATTGGTTTTTTACGATATTTTCCCATAATTTATTCAATACCTTTATCTTTTAAAATTCTCAAATGTCGTTGGGTAATCTCTGCTTCTATTTTCTTGCGGTACTGCTTCAATAGATTAAAATAATAATCTTTGACAAAAATCTCTCCATCTACCTTTCGATAAATTCTGATTCCACTTTTAAATAATCTAATTTTCATTTAGGCGCATCCTCCTCCTCTACTGTTGTCTGCTCGATGCGTGCTTTAAATCCTGATTCTTTTACCAAATCAACAACTTTTTTGTGGAGAGGTCTTACTGTACCCAAATCCACATCTTCACCCTCTTTGTAAATTGTAAAAACGTATTGTACTCTTTTCATAACGTACTTTCATTATACCATAAATACTCAAGCGGAGGAATGACACCCGTTTTATGCGCTTACGGGTGTAGGAGAAAACAATAACCAGTTACACAAATAACCGACGCAATACCTTTTACACTCCCCCTCTTGAATACTTATTTTTTATCATACACGGACACTCCGCCATCGTACGCCTGAATTGCCTTGCCAAATCTCATACGAGCATCTTCCAAGTGTCGCATAGCCAATGTAATGTTGGCTTTCATTTCGCTCCTGTGTTCTCCTTTTACTGCGTCTTGTTCCCAATGCGGATGCTCTTTTTTGAACCAATTACAGAAATCCACTAATGGCTGAATTTGTTTCCGTACATTTTCGCACTCCTCTTTAAACTCCATAGGACTTCTTGGTGTACCGCCTGTTGAATTATCTTTATTTCCTCCAAACATAATATCACCTCTTTTCTTTTTTTAACGGCCTCCTGTTGGATTGGGAGGGGGATAGCCGATATAATAAACAATAGCGGTTCTTATCTCCCTTCAAATTCGTATAGGTCGAGTATAAGTATGAGCTAAGGGGTGCGACGTCTTTCTCACGAAAGGAAAATCGCTTAGCTTGTGAGTACACGGGAGGCCGTGAAAAAAAGAAAAGAGGTGATATTATGTTT